TACTTAGCATAGGCACTAGCAACCTCGCCAGCCTCACCAGCCAGTCCTGCTACAAGGTACTCTAGGCGGTACGCTGAAGGCAGTACAAACTTATCTGCTTGTGTCTGATATTCATTAAAGTTCATTCTTTATTTCCTCTTGAGTGCCAAAGAAAATCTGTACATATTCGGAACAAGTTTGTTCTTGTATATTATAAGGGCTTTTTTTAAATTCTTTAAGTTTCTTCTTTACATGAAAAACATAGGTATAGTGTGGACCAACAAATCTCCAGCATTCATGATTTAAAGGGCATTTAGTGTCTCCACACATCAGCTCTAATTGTTGTTTCATTTAGCTACTTCTTTCTTTTCATCATTAGGTGTAAACATTTCACATGAAGAATGCTCTTTATCATACGGAGTGAATGTAAAGAATGCTTGACGATACTGATTCACCGGTGCAGTATAACGATAACACTCTTTCTTCTTAGGGCATTCATCCCCATAACACATACTTATATCAGCCATGATTATACTCCAATATTAGGGAACAACTTAATTAACTCTTCTTTACACTTCAGAGCTACATCTCTATGCTCTTTCTGAGTAGCTGCATCACATCGAATATCGACATAGTGCATCCAGCTTCGTAGTGTCCCATTCATATACATTCGGCTCATTGTATTGCCCTCTGGAAGCACCTTACGAGCAACTTCCTTAGCAATGCCCATAGCAAGTGCCTCATCATACACCATCCGAGCAGTAAACAAGGCTTCTCGCTGCTTTGCAGTCCACCACTCTTGTAACTCCCTGTCCTCAGTCTCTAAGCTATTCTGGCGGTTCTTAGTGTCTTGCATCCGAGCCTCAGAGATTGAATAACCCTGTACTTCAGCATACCGTTGACTAAACTCTTGGAATGAGAAACTACGATGCCTAAGAATCTGTCGAGCTATATCTCGTGTAGTTTCAATTTCCATACATACATTGACCATCTCAAAAGGCGACCAATGTTTATGTTTTACCAAGTATTTAATCAATCGTGATGAATCAGTTCCAGCCTCCTGATTAGCTGGAGCACTAACCCGAGCCATGTGTGCAATGAGGTCTTCGCCGTTAGGGGTTGACCAGATTACTTTTACTTTATTTGTCATTTAATTTATCGTTTAGAAAGAATAGAAACCACCACGGAAAGAAGAAAAGCAAAGATTCCCAGAAGAATCCCACCATAAGCAGGGAGTAGGACATACCACCAAGACCAATCAATAAAGTTAGTTAATTTTAAACCAACAAACAAAACAGTTAATAAACTTAATAACATATTATTTCTCCAGTATCCAAGAGAGAGGGATTTCTCTATCGGAATATTTAAATCCATGTTTATCACACCACATACCATAAGTAGTCTTTGAAGCCTTACTAAGTTTAGCTTTAGAGTTACTAAAGACAAACCTAATATCTAACTCAGGATGCTGCTCCTTTACCCACAGATGCTTCAACCTATCTGCGACTAAGAACCTCCCCTTAGACTCAATAATTATACCATTACTCAGCAGCTGAAAGTCAGGGGTGTAACTCCTTTTCTTCTCAGGCTGATTAAAGTTAATCTTCAGCTTCTCATACTCAAATGGAATCTTATCAGCAGATAACTTCTTAGCAATGGTCTCTTCAAGTCCTGACCTGAACCCATGCTTCAAAGCTACCTGCCTTACTGTCATTGGCTTTCTTTTGGTGGTTGCCACAGCTCTCCTTTATAACGTCGAAGCCACAGCAACTGTCCATTCTCTACAATGCGCTCAAGAGGCTCCCCGGCATCCTTATAAGCCTTCACAACACTGTTGTACAGGTCTATCACAGCTACTGAGTCACCAAGTATCTTCGCAGCCTTAACAGGCCCAATGCCTTTTAAGCCAACAATGTTATCAGTCCTATCGCCAGTCAACAACTGTAGGTAGAAGCTATAGTTTCCTTCATCTTCAGTAACAAAGTATTCTTCTTGCTTAACAGGATTGTAGTGCCACCCCGGTAATTGATTTAAATCTTTGTCAACGTGAACAATCCAGCAATCTTCTAGCACTATGTCCATAGCCACGGTATCATCAGCTTCTTCATTAACTGATACTGTAGCACCTAGGCGCATAGCGTGTTTACGAAGTGCATCAAAGTGCTCTGGTCGTACAACATCTTTACGATTACCTTTGTAGGGATAAGTAACTGCAATATCGTTTCTGAAGTTAGTACTACCAGTGAGGTATGCTTTAAAGTCATCACAATCCAGTTGGATATAGACAATCTCTGTAAGCCACTCTGTCAATCGGTTCTTGGCGATCTGTTCAGAGGCATCTTTAGCTGAGAAGGCAACACTGTAGATCATGAAGTCCATGTCTATCAGTGCTACCCTCGGCTTATTATCCTTAGAGGATGTATTCGTCATCTTCAGAATCAATGTCAGCAGAAGCTGGAGTGTATTTAATCAACTCCGTAACCACTACTCGCTTAGGGCTTGCCCCAATGCCTTTCTTCTTACCAAATGACCAGTTATAAGGTGCAACAACTACCATAGCTTTTGAGCCATTGCCGATGATGCGAGGGTCAATCTCGTCACCATTTTCATCGGTAGGTTTAATTACAAACTTACTCTTACAGGTTACAAAGCGTCCCTTGTCTGCGTGATCTCCAACAACCATACCAAGGTCTTCCAACTTATCTACAGCGGCTGCTGAGAGCTTACCAAGCTGTACGATGTACTTCTGAGAGTCTTCAGTGTACTGATTAAATTCACACATATCCTTAGCGTAGAAGAGTTCTCCTGCGATCTTGATTGGTTTAATTGATGATTCGTTATTTGTAGCCATTTTAAAGTTCCTATTAAGTTTTTAAATTCTTCGTCTATCCGAAGTGTCTCTTAGTGTACCACAGTATCTTCAGTTTTACCAGATATTTTAAATGCTTCTGATAAATACTTTACAACACTAGCTAATACAAAGAACATCTGTTCATTGGCCATATCCTCTGAAGTCCCTATGATGAATGATTCACCATTGAACTTAATGTGGATATGTTTATAGTCGTCATCTTTTAATGAGTCTGTCGCCATGATTTCCCTGTCTTGTATTCACCGTCCAGAGGACAGCGAAGATTATAAAATAAACCTGCATCAATGATTGCCTGCTTACCTGCTTCACCTGTTATTGTAGCATACTTCTCAGTAGTTTCCCACTGAAATTCGTCATGTACATTAACTACCATCTTCACAGGCCACTTATTCTTAACAATCTGTTCATTAAATAATACCAATGCTTTCTTCATAACAATAGCACCAGCACCTTGTAACAAACTGTTAAGAGCAGCGTGCTCCGATCTAACCCAAATCATCCTGCCATCTAAGCCGGGAACAAATCCTTTTGCCGCATATTTTGAGACTGCTTCAATAAGTTTTCGTAAAGCTGGTGTCTGAGCGAGAAATGATTGTTTAAGTTTCTTACCTGCTGCTGCACTTCCCCCGACAATTGAACCAATTTTACTATCTCCTGCTCCGTAGAGAAAGGCATAAATGAAAGTCTTCGCGTTGTCTCTCGTAGCAAGTCCAGCTGCTCGTTGGTTGACGGTATGGACATCTGTGCCATCTTTGGAACTTCCCTCAGTAACTGTTTTGACATATTTATCATCTTTCATATAATGAGCAAGCATACGCAACTCAAGGCCACTGGCATCACAACCAACTAATACATTACCGTCTTCAACTGTCCAGCATTCTCTACACTCTGGGCCAAAGATACTACCTGAGTTAGGTATCTGAGCCATATTAGGTGACGAGTGTGTCATACGTCCTGTAACAGCCCCGTTAGTGATTACTTTGCCGTGTACCCTACCGTCCTCTTCCACAGCTTCTAACCAGCTTGTGATCTGTGCTGTTCGCTTTTGTAACATAAGATACTCAGCAATTAACTTAGCTTCAGGGATTGTACTCTTTTCAAGCACACTCTCGTCCACAATAGGATGACCTGTAGGGGTAAACTTATCAGGTTTCCACCCAAGTTCCTTCAGCTTCTCTCCAATCTGCTGTCTACTGCCGGGGTTGAAAGTAACCACGCCTTCTTTGAGGGGCTTTCCAGTTTTCTCTGAGATTCGCTGCACAGTGTAGGGAGGCCATCTTTCTTGCATTTGCTCCTGTAAGTTGTCCAGTTTTCCTTTGATTGTAGTAAGTAAGCTAGTTGCATAAGGTAAATCCAGTTTAAATCCATTGCGTACCTGTTGACCAATGATAGCAGCTACTTCGTGTTCTAAAGTAACACTATCGTCGGAGAACTTCTTCTCCTTCAGCGCCAGTTCAAGCGCATGAAAGAGTCTTTCAGTGACTTCAACATCCCTGATACAGTAATCTTCAAGAAGGCCCATGTGAGGGTTGTCATAACATTCTCCTTTATATTCTTCACGTCGACCATTTAACCACTGCCATACGGCTTTATAGTTAATCTTGGCGATACCTAAGCTCTCGCCCCAATTCTCTAGCGAGTGACCGTTCTCTCTGCTTGGCTCTAATAGCCTGCTTACTATCAGCGTATCGTATACCTGCTTCTTCTTGATTCTCACCTTCCAGCAATTCGCTAGGACTGGCGCGTCGAAGCTCGTCCCGTTGTGCATGATAATCTGAGTACTGTCCTTTAGATAGTCCGAGAGTCCGTCGAGTGTGTTCCATGTCTTGATTTCCTGTGTGTCAATGTCTTTAGTAACTGCTAACCAGATTATTTTATGGCTTAGTGTTGTCTCAATGTCTAATACTACTCTTTTCATACAGATTCTCTTTAGTTAGATACATATTATAACACCTCCAGCACATCTAATTCGCATTCATTCAAGTATCCTGTTACTTTATTATAGTGTAGTCCAAACTTCTCACCTGTTGCACTGCCTGCATAACGATCTTTCAAGACCCTGAAGGTAGTTGTTTGACGAACCACAGGGTCAGCGGCTTGTTTATCTCGTTCCAAACCAAACATATAATGAGACCAGCGTGCAATAGCCCGTGAACCAGTAAAATGCTTCTCAAGAACCCTTCCTCCC